TTCTGATATTGTCTTTTTAATATTTTGTACTTCAGTATTATAAAAATCCTTTAATGATGAAGTATTATCTACAGAATTAATAAATTCTTTTAATATTCTTTTTTGTGTTGGAGATAAATCTGAATATTTTTCATTAAACTTTTCTAATAGTATTCTGTAAGTTAAAATACGAACATCCTTATCATATGATTTAAATTCTTCTATAATATCACCCTTAACATTATCTCTTTCTATGGGTGTGCTTGTAAGATGTTCTAAAATAATAACTTTATTATCAACTATTTGGTTAGGATCTGTTGGATTTTCAGTATTGTATACTTCAAATAAAGTATAAAGTGAAGCATATGTTTTATAATCTGATATTTTTGTTTTGAATAAATCTGCTGTATTATAATTTTCCTTAAGTTCTTTAATTAAATTATATTTTTCTTTTCTTAATCTTGTTCTATTAAGTTTTTTAGAAGATTCAATCACAGTATTTAATATAGCATTAGCTTTATTTTCTTTGACATTTTTCCCCTTAAACACCATTTCATATAGTTTATATTCCTTACCTAATTCGGTATTAACAAAATATTTTCTTAATGTGTTTATTGCTGGCGAGTCACCATTGGATAAAGTGTCAGCTGTTATCCTTTTTACTAGTATTTCAAATAATATACCTGTATTTTTGAATTTTGAGTGTTTTATATACATCAATGATTATTTTTTTATAAATATATAAGAATTCCTATTCCTTAATATTAGATTCATCTAAAAATGAAGGTTTATCTTTTTTCCCCTCAAATACTAGGGTTTTTTTGTTAGTAGGAATTGCTTTTAACATATCTTTTTGTTTTAAAAATTCATTATTTTCTAAAGCTAATGGTGATTTTTTAGTAGTATTATAATCATCCTTTGTACCTTTTACTCCTAATCTGTCTTTTCCAAAATTATCATCTTGTGTATTTCTTTTAGATGCTTTTTCATTTGGTCTACCCAATACAGATTTTTCATCATATTTTTCAGGTTCTGGGACATTTCCAGGTTCGTCATACATTCTACCTTTTCCATATAATGAAGCTAAGTCATGTGGTGTGCCATAAGATTTACCTGTTTCTAATGGATCATTACCTTCTGCCTCTATTTGTGCTATTCTAAATTTACGTTTAGCATCTTCTCTAACTAAGTCTCTATATTCATCAAATTTATCTTCACTTAAATGGAATAAATGATCGTAAATAAAGTCTGTTGGAAAAAGATTAGTGTCAGTCATTTGAGTAGCTAGATCCATCTTTTCTTTCATTAATGCTACCCTTTCTTGATCGTAAATAATAGATGGTGTAGTTAATGATAATTCAAAATTAGATAATTGTTCATCTCTATAACCTTGAGTATATAAATGTACTAATGCTATTTTATATAATTCTGATGTTATAATTCTTTGTATACGTTCTATAGTACGAGCAAATCTAATGTCTTGAGCTGCTAATGTAGCTTTACCATCTGTTGTTTCATCATAACCCATAAATGCTTTAGGAACTTTAAGAGCAGCAAATAATTTATCTCTTAAATATTCTACATCTTGAATTCCATCCCATTGTAAACCATTTACATTTTCAATTTTAGTAGATTGATCATTACCTCTTACTGGTATATAAAAATCTTCTAATAGGTTTTGCATGTTGTACTTTAAGTTATATTCACCTGTATTTTGATCTAAATAAGGAGTACGTTTAAGTTTAGTAATTGTTTTTTCCATGAATGCATCTACTTCATTTGGAGGAATAGATCCTACATTCATATAATAAATTCTTTTTTCTGGGGCTCTTACTATTCTATGGATTAACATAGCGTCTTCCATTAAAGTATATTGTTTAAATAATTTACGAGCAGGTTCTATATATGATCTACCATAAGGTAAGAAATTAACATCTGTTAATAATCTAAAATGAGCCATTTCATAATTATCAAAAAATATACCTCTACCACTATCTTGATTAGGTGCATTGTAATAGCCATAATCAGATGCAGCTACACCTTGTGGGTCAAATCTGTATTTTATTTCAGCAGGATTTTCTTTATCTTGACCTTCTAATCTTTCAATATGGAATGCAGTGTAAGGGATAACATTATATACACCAAATTTTTCTGCTATTTCTAATTTTAAGAAAAAATCACCATATTTACACATATTTCTAATCCACATCCATAGATTAAATTCTACATTTAATACATCATAAAATAAATTATATAATATTTTTTGAATATCTTCGTCAGATGATTTAATTGCTATTACTTCACCCATATCATTTTTAAGAGTAGACTCATCGGCTACAATATCTAAAGCAGAAGCTATAATAGCATCTGTATCCATTGCATCATAATCAGAATATAACGAGGGTCTTAAATATTGATAATTAAAGTTAGTTTGTTCACCATATAGCGAAGTAGATGAGTTAGTATAAACTCTATTGAATCTATCTATAAGAGCATTTGTTTCTAAATTCCCTGTTTTTTGTATAGAATTTACATCAAATACTTTAAGTTGATTGCCACCTACATTACGAATCACTACATCTGTAGAGAATAATCTTTTAAGTCTAGGAAATAGTCCTTTATCTGCCATTTTATTATTTATTTATAAATATCATAAGAGCCATTTTATACTCTCATTTTTACCACCTACGTCCATTTTATATGGATTTTCAACACTATTAGTTGAATATCCTCCACTCCAAGTTGTGCTATTAGACTTAACTGCACCTAAAGCGGCTCTAGCTCTGTCTACACTTTCTTGTTGAAATTTTAACGACGTGTCTCGTAGGAACATACCAATCCCAAATGACATAACCAAGTCATCATTGTAACCTCTTTGAGCTTCTGGTCTTCCATTACGCCAAATGAATACTTTCATTTCTTCTAGTAAACGTTTTGAGCGAATAGTTACACTTTTATCGCCAATAAATTCTCTCATTTTATTAATACAAAGAGGTCTTGTTCTCATTGACATTGTAAAACCCGGAGTCATTTCACTATTGCCCTCGTACACTCTAAGATAAGATTGTGCCGTTAGTTGTTCTGATTTAGGAGAATGATATAAGTTTCTATACCCTCTCTCAATTATTGCATCTAGTGTTGCCCACCCTATTGAAGCATTTTCAACTACTAACATTGCATTATTATATTCTGTAGCTAAACCAGTTAAAAAGTATCCAAATTCCTTAGGTGGCATCTGTCCTTTATATTCTGCTACTTGAGTATTAGTTAATACATCCATTACATGGCATGCCGAAAAATCTTTACCATCACCTCTAGCTACATCAGCTGTAATCATATATTCTCTTGAATAATCAGCTGGTTCCCAAATCCATAAATTTTGATCAACACCTCTTCTTTCGGTTGGTTCTGATATAGTGGTTTCTTTAATAAACTCCATCCACTCTCCATAAAATACTACATCACCAGAAGTACTAAAATCACAGTCACATTCTTGTGCTGCCATTCTAGGATCACCTAATAAATCATCTTGTCGGTTTCTCCATTCTTGATCTCTTTCGGGATGTACAAACCATGGTAATTTAATAGGTAAAAAATCATTTTCTTGATTTTCTGCAGCTACCCATGTTTTATGAAACCAATTTCCAGTACCATAAGGAGTACTTAATACTATTGCCCCACCACCAGTAGCTAATGTTTGTTGAGCTGAAGCCCATATTTCACCTATATTATCAATAAAGGCTGCCTCATCTATTATTAGAAGTGATACTGCTTCTGATCTACCTGCATCAGATGCCGCTGAGGTTGCTTTTATTTGAGATCCATTTGCTAACCGTAAAGATAATTTGTTATTTTCAGGTGCTGTAATTTTAAGCCATGAAGGTAAATTTTCAAACATGAATTTTACCTTTGTAACCATGTTACGAGCAGTTTCTTGTTTCGTTGCTATACAAAGTATGTTTTTATCCTTATGAAATAACATTAACCATAAAGAATAACCTGCAGACAAAGTAGATATACCTAATTGTCTAGATTTTAAAATAACAGAATATGGGTTATCATTAAATAAGTTTAATACTCTTTCTTGAAATGGGTATAAATTAAATATAACTCTACCTCTTTGAGGGTGTTGTATAAAACAATATTTTTTCATAAAATGTACAGGATCTGAAGCACATTTTAAATATTCTTGTCTTATTATTTTTTTAATATCGCTCATTTAATTGTTGGGTCTATTAAATCAGTAATAGTAGGTTTTTTAATTTTTGGCATTTTAATTTTCCAATACATTTTACCTGATATAGTAGGTACTAAATTAATGTCTACTACAGTTAAACCAAAACCAATACCATACAATGTTTGTTTTTTAGTTTTTAGTATTAATTCTCCTCCTATATTGTTAAAATTACCACCTGCTAATCCTAATCCAGCCCCAATATATAACTCTCTTTTGTTTACTGCACTTTCTTTTGAAATTATTGTAGTAGGGTAAACTAAAGAATATTTTATTCCTCTTGATATTATTTTATTTTGCGTTATAGTATCATTTATTATAAAGGTAACACTATCTTTTGCTAATGTGTCTGCATACGCGTATGCTTTAAAATAATCTTCTAATATAGATAAAGTATCTATAGGGATAGTATCATGTACTTCTATTGTATCATGAATAGTTCTAATTCTCCATTTTACTTCTGTTCTGTATTCTGGGACATAAGTTTTTAGAGTTTTTACAATAGTATCGTACTTAGTTTCTATCTTTACTACTGTACCTTCTTCTGATGGAGATGTAATTTTAGTTCCTTGGCATTCTCTTAAAAAAAGTATAATAATAAGTAATACAACTATTGTTATAGATTGTATATTTCTAAAGAGATTTTTCAAGTTTCTTTAATTCTTTAGTCTTATCTACCATACTATCAAATAATGACTGCTCAGATTTTGTTCTTTCTTTTCTGTCAATTTTTGATATTTTTAGAAGTTCAGACTTATTTTTTTTAAGATCTTTTTTAATTTTATCAATTGCTTCTTTTGTTTTTAAAGCATCTGCCTTTTCTTTAGCTATTGATTTTTCTTTTTTTAAATCTGCTGCTGTTGGTTCTTCTTCTTCTCTTATATTTAAAAATTTTTCACCTTCTCTTTCTGCAGCTTTATAGTCGTCATCTATAAATTTAACTAATCTATTTAATACTTTTGGATATGGTACTCCATCGTATTCATCATCCATCATCTCCTGGAATAGATCAACTATTTGTTCCATTTTGGATCTAGTTTGGTAGACTTCTTCAAGATTTTCTCCTGCAGCATCTATAGCTGCTTTTAAAGTATTAACTTTTTCTTGATTTGCATCTAAATCGTCGCCTATACCTTCTGTAAGGATACTTTTAATTTCTAACTTTATTGCATCTTTAAGATCAAATTTTTTCATTGTGGGTATATTTTTGTTATACATATTGCAGAGAAAGTGTTTCTTGTATAGTCTTAATACGTTCTTTTGTAGTACCCTTAATTTTAATTAAATTTTTAATTCTATATTGATATCTATCTAAAAACATATTAATAGTAAAATCTATTAATTCTCTATATTTTGAATCTGTTTCCCTTACACCATTATCTTCTATTCCCACCCCTTCAGGTGAAACATAGAATATATAATCATATTCATGTATTAAACTAGCTGATAATTGTGTAAATTTATCTTTTTCTAGATAGTTCATTGAATCCGAACATTGGGCAAATGCCATAACATCTATAATAGTTCTATCTGTTATAATATTATCCTGCATTAACTCAGCTGCTCGTTCTGATAAGAATATTGTTTGACCTTTTAATGTTGAATCTGTATTTAATGGAATACCCATTGACATTAAATGTTTAGAACGCTCTGTTCTAAAGTTATAATCTTTAAATTCTTCTAATTCTTTTAAGGCATTAACAAGTGTAGTTTTGCCTACACTCATTGTACCACAAAATCCTATTTTCATATTAAAATCTTTCAACCCCTTTCATGGCTGGGTTTTTATACCAAGGAAGACCTTCTCTTTCTTTTATAGACTCACTGTATAATTCTTTATCATATTCAAATCCATATAAATAATATCTTGATTTTTTTCTAACTCCATCTGTTGATCTTACTGCTGGGCCTTCCCAATTGTGAATTTTCCAAGAATCTTCTCCTTCAAATCTAATTAAATCATATTCAAGGTCTTCAACCGTAATTGTTTTTGTCTCACAAAAATAACCTTCTTTTCTTTGTCTTGCCATAATAATGTTTTAATGTAATATACGAAAGATTTTTTAAACAAACAAAGCATTTTCAAAAAACTCTGGGTATGGGTCTTTTGTTTCTTCTAATATACTTTCTGCAACATATATTCCTTGTGCTCCTGATACTGTAATACCTCTTGCACTTAAAGCATCGCCTACAAAGTGTATGTTTGGATAATCTTCTAAACTTAAATCCTCATAATCTACTAATGGTTCAGGTGATAGATATTTTACTTCAGGCATGTATATTCCCCAATCGTCTCCTAATGTTGGAAATACTTTAGTCATATCTTCTATAAAATCCTCTATGTAAAAAGCATATTCACCCAATGCATTATATAATGGGTCTATACTATCTACTACTTCAGTTTTAACATAATCTCCTTCTGATGTTTTAGATGGTACTCTGTGTGATGGAGAATAATATGTACCCTTACCATCTTTTTGTAGTTTTTTAACTGCATCTCTAGACCAATCAAATGGTTTATCTATGTTTTTAATCTCCATTAGTATACCAAAATTGGTCATATCATTACGATATGCTTCGTCTTTTTTAGCATGACCATTGTAACTATAATCTCCATATGTGTGTTCTGCTGCTACATAAGCTGCATTATTATTTGTACAAAATGATCTTAATGA